CATTACATTAAGACAGACAGCTTCAGCGGCTTCGGCTTCCTGTAAGGCGGCATCCACCTCTTGAAGGGTAAAGGGATGGCCTTTAGCGTAAAGATGGAGATCGCCATAGTATCCCTTCATGCCTTCCAGAAAATCAGACATTGTTTGACCAGCCATATTGGTTACCTCTGGGGTGGATGGTGAATGTCACCTGAGCTTCAGCGCCGGGTGCAGGGTCAATCGTCCACTGGCTTACACGTCCGTTGAAAGCGTAGTAAACAATGTTTGTGCCGTCCGTTGCTGCGACAACAAAAGTGCGATCAATCGTGCCGTTATAAGCATCGCCGCGAAGCAGAAGAAGAACCGTATCTGACGGATTCCATGCCGCTACGCATGTCAAAGATGTTGGAGCGGATTGAACCGGAATCTTGTCAGATTGACGCGAACCAGCGACCGAGAAGTTAGCCACCGCATCATCTTGCCCGAATGCAGGGATCGCCTCTACAGGAACAAGGTTAGCTGAGACTGCGATAGCCGAAACGCTTGCAACCACAGAAAGGTTCGCAGTTGTCAACGGGGTTGGAGTTGCAGTTGGTTGGCAATACAGCGAGGCTGAAAAGCCGGGTAAAACTTTAGTTGGAAGAGCCATTTTTCACCTCACTAAGCAGGAATGTCTAAAGTGCAATCAAGAACGATTTGATTTAATTTGCTGTCATTGTCGTAGGTGTGAAAGAGCCAATCAACATCGACCTTTGACACAAAAAATAGACCACCAAAAGTACCTTGAAAACCGTGTAAGGCATCCACAATCTGCTGCGCCTTACTAAAACAATTCGCCATAAGTTGCGCGAACACTGTAGCCTGAAACACCGGTCTGTCTATACCCTTAACCGACTGTGGCCCCGTATACACCGGCTGATGAACGTCTCTAAGCTGCCACGTTACAAAAGTCGGTTCGCTTGCAAAGTTACGGTTAAACACTGCATAAACTGGAGTCGGTGTGCAAACTGTGACTAGTTGCGCTTGTATCGCCTGAGCATAAACAACCGCGCTATTTTGCCCCATATCAGACCGCCACGCTAGGTTCGTTTCTGTAGCACATCAGCGAGACCCACTGTCTGTCATCATGCTCAAAAACCTCTGCGATTCGCCAACTGTTACCTCTAAACGTAATCGAGTAATCCTCTTGATTATCCGATACGGTCCGAATATTCGGCGTGTAGTTAACGATAAAGTCCATCATGTTGTCGTATTGCCGGAACTTTTCTAACGTGCGAATCCGATTGTGAACCGACTTAGTTTTTGCCCGCGTCTTAAACCAAAGCGTCTCGACTGTCGTTTGCTCACCTAGATTCGTGATGGTGAACGACAGATTATTGATGCTTATCTCGTCGACGCGTAAGACCATTCTTAGCTCACATTACGAGTGGCTTGTACACGCGCAAAAGCTGATCCACTGCAAAAGGAATCTGCTTTAGATTCTCTGCGGATGTAGCCGAGCGGTTGTTGTACAAGTGAGTAAGAAGCATGAGACCGGCCTGCTTGACTACAGGATACTGACCGATTACAGAGCCTTGTAAGGTGTACTGACAAAGCATTGGCGCAGTCATGTAGGTGTTGATATTGTTGGGAACCTCAAAAAGAACAACTTTATTCCCTGTTGGGTCATAGTAATAGTTTGAGCTTGTGATCGTCGTTAAGACCGGAGGATTCAGGTCGTTGTAATACTTGATCCAATTTATCGTCACACCATTTTGCGAGACTTCGGGTAGATCAAGACTTACAGGTGCAGCCATAAGCCCCGAAATCATGTAGGAAGCCTGATAGGTGACGTTAAAGACCGGAACGCCTAAGTAGTCCTCAATCGCCATACGTGTAGCGAGTTCTAACTGAGCAAGATAATCGTCCTGTGATTCATCTTGAAATAAATTCAACTGGTTGGTGATTTCTTCGTAAGTAAGCCATTGAGTCACCGGATCGCGGGTGCTCTGAATGACCTTTGAGTAATTGAACGGGTTTCTTGAACCCGCTCCGAAGTTACCTTGCAGTTGTGATGGCATCTTAGGTTCCGATCAAACGTACACCGGCAGTTACATCACGAACGGTCGAGACCATCCGCTTCTCAGCATAGATCGTAATCGTTCCGGGCTGGGTCTGTTCCATCCTCTGAAGCGTCATCTCTGAATGATCGACGATCCACATAAACCGCGGCCAGTTTGCAAGATAGATCGGAGAAGCGCCAACAGCGGGAGCATCTAAATAAGGATTAGCAATGACCGGCCAGCCCATAATGTTTACCGCAGGGCCTTCGTCCTTTTCGCCGACCTCAACAAGCGCGTAAGAATTACCAGAGTGGGCATACTCTCGGAGAATCTGAATAGCTGTCGGGTGCATCATCCACGCAGTTCCCGGCATCCTCCAAAACTGACCGGGAAGAGCATTAGCAACGTCTACAAGCGTTTCCCACTCAAGATTCGTATGTGTAAAGCCGACCGTGTTAAGCGTGTGTATGCCCGCTGTTATAGCCGTTCCTGACGTTCCGTAAGCAGCGGATGATCCAGCAGTACCAGCGTACATCTTCAAGCCTCTGAGACCGTTTGTAGCGCCTGTGGAGGTTGTTGTAGAGCCTGCCTGATCGTTATTGATTGCCATCGACGCAGCTTCGATCTGGCTAAACTCCATTGCGAGATCTTCAACAAGCGCAGCGTCTAATCCGTTAATGTCATCCATCGCCGCAGCACGAATTGGCATCTGAGCGGAAATAACACGCATCGGAAGCTGCCAAATGGATGTGGCAATGTTGGGTGAGCCTGAGTTAGCGTTAACCGTGTAGCCCCACGGGTTAGTGGAGTTAGCAGCGTTACCCGTTTTGACAACAAACTGAATATCCGAGTCTGCCGTCATTGTCTGATTTGCATAAACCCGAAAAGGGTTCCAGTAACGAAGGGATGCAAAAACATCCTCGTTATAAACGCGACCGCCAACCCCGCTGCCTGAGCCTGTTAGGGCTGAGGCTTCCGCGAGGTTGACAGTGCTTTTGCCCTCGTGGAGAGCCTTTTTCAAGCCTTCCAAAATTACCTGTTTCATAGTCTCTCCAAAAGGGAGAGGGCTTTCGCCCTCTTTTATCAAGCAGCCGTACCAGTCGAACGATAACGCACACCAGCGTTAGGATCGCGCACCGAAGTAGCTGCACGAGTCTCGCCATAGAATGTTATAGATCCCGGAACTGTCTGGTCGTATCTCCTTAGAACCATCGAGAGACGCATGACGATGGTGTGGAACTGCTGCCAATCCGCGAAGTACATCGGATAGTAGGAGGTCGTTCCTGCTGCGCCGGTGGTGGGCTGGCTGGGGTTGTCAAGGTACTTGTTGACTGCAACCTTGAAGCCGAGCAACTCACCAACGATGCCATCGGTGCGTGACAGACCGTCGATGTAGATCGGACGCTTCTGATCGTCCACGAGACCGCGGATTCCCTGAAGCAGGATCGGGTTAATCATGAACGCTGCGCTAGGAGTCCAATACTGCTGTGGCAGGCTGTAGATGAAGTTAACAACATCTTTGTAAACGATATTGTTAGCAGCAACCGTGTTGGCGTTTGTGGTCAACTGGTCGTAAGTAGCAAGGTTATGCAAACCGTTGGTGGTTGCAGTTCCCGAAGTACCAAACGAAGCCGTCGAGCAAGAGCCGCCCGTGTAGGTGCTGTTAGCGCCAGCATACTGATCCAAACCGCGAAGGCCATCAGCGCCACCCGTCGTTACAGAGGTTCCGGTTCCCGACTGATCGTTATTCTGGATCATCGAGGTTGCCATTGCCTGCTGGAACTCCATCAGCATATCGTCAACAACGTTGGCCTCAAGGCCGTCGATGTCATCAAGTGCTGCGGTACGGATCGGGAACTGAGCGTTCAAGTCTTTAAGGATAACCTGCCAAATGCTTGTGGCTTCAGTTGTTGGTGTTCCATTATTTTGCACAGTATAGCCCCACTGTGCGCCCGCGTTGCCGGTTTTGACTCTAAATTGATAAGCCGAACCGTCAGTTGCAACGATACGCGACAGATCCATCAAGGGATTTCCGAGACGCTTTGCAGCAAACACGGGATCGTAAGCTGTACGGCCACCAACGTCGTAACCCGAACCCGTAAGAGCCGAGGCTTCCTTGATGTACGCTTCGCACTGATCGACCGATTCAAAGATCTTGACTTCGCGCTCGATGTTGTTGCCAGCCTTAACGTACTCCTTAAGAACATCTTTAAAGCGACGATTTGCCTCGCCACGAACGGTCTTGTGAATAGGACGGATGATCGAAGGAGCGGCAACTTTTGCCTCTAAAGCGGCAATCTTTGCCTCTGTTTCAGTCTTAAGCGACTCGACAGCCTCAGCAACTTTTGCCTCGACAGCCTGTGCGGTTTCTGCCAATTTGGCAGCGCTAGATGCTTCGATTGCATCCAGTTTTTCAATGACTTTTTCCAACATTTTGATTCTCCTAACGGGTTGCGATTGCTTTCAGCAGCTCGCGGTATTCGAGCGCTTCTAGCAGTTTCACCGCTGCGTCCGAATCACTCGGGTTAGCGGGTTGCTTAACAGATTCAACATCACGTTGTTCAATAATCTGTTTGAGCAATGCGGATGCAGCGGTGGCATCCTTTCTTGAAAGTCCAGCATCACGCAGGGCTTTCTCGATCACTCTCGGATTGGGCTTGTTGTCCATCCAGTATTCAAGTTTGCTGATCTCAGCCTTCGGATTATTAGGCTGCATCACGATAGAAACCTCGGCCAGACCACCTTTGACAATCTGAAAGAACATGTCGGGATCGTCTGTAGGCTCACCGTTTTCATCAACCATTTGATATTCGTCGGCATAAGCACCAACAGAAACGCCGCCAACCATCCGCGGGCTTTCCTTCATGATCGTATAAAGATCAGACCCGGAAGTGGTGTTCAGGAAGATCTTTCCTGTGCCGGTCATGCCTTCGTCCGTAATATCGAACTTCGACCACTCACCGACAGGCATCATGTCGCTTGAGTGTTGAAAGTACATAGGAAGTGGCCTTCCTGCTTCCATCCACATCTCGTGCCACGCCTCAAAAGCCTCTGGCGTATAAAAGAACCGTCGACCGTCAGCGCCTTCTCTCGCGCCCCACGTCGTAAGTGTGGCTTCGATTTCACCCGTGGGCTCGCCCGTTGCCTCATCGGCTTTCCTGCCTAACTCGACTTTGGCTTCGTAGAAAAAAGTGATGTTCTTAGCCATTGATAGGTTCCTTTTTTACCATTCCGTCGACTAACTTAGGCTTTGGCTTCCTTTTATCCGCCGCGGCCTTGAGTTTCTCTAATAGATCCTTAAGCATTTCCGGCTCTGCCTGTTTTACCGACCACCTTAAGGTTTCCACCACCGCCAGTGTCTTGCGGAGAGCTACCGGGGATAGCGCTATCGCCACCAGCGGCAAGCAACAGATCATCAGCACCATCGAGAGAGTTAAGTCCCAGATATTCGCGGGCCTCATTCTGCGTAAGAATCCCATTCTTGACTCCTGCAACGACATAATTCATCTGATCCAGCGGAGCGCCCTTTAGGAAGTCTTGCGTTTGAAACTGAACGTGTAAATTCGGATAGCCCTTTAACAACGACAATTTTAACCGCTGCTCAACGTTCGTAATGAACGGCATCATCGTTGACTTATAAAACTCGTCCAGCATCGTTTGGGTGTTGTTGTACTTCGACTCACCGACTCCGATCATCGCAGGAGGCACACCAAACAATCCACAGATTCGCGTCATTGTTTGTTTCTTAAGCTCTCTAGCATCCACATCCTGCAACGTGAGAGGCTTGATGGCTTCGTAGGTCATGCCCTGATCCAACAACATAGACTGCCCCGGCTTACTCTGATCCGAGGGCTGGCTGTTCAGCATGTTCGTCCACGCTTCTTTTAGCCTGCTAGCAATCTCTTTAAACTTTGAGTCGGGTATGACTTGCTCAGTACGGAACAAACCCGATGGCTTTGCACCGTTCAACATAATGAAGTTGGAGTAGAGATCAATATCCTGATCTAAGGAGACCAACTCGACAGCTTGCAAACGGTTGAACGAACTGGAGCCTTGCCACGGCTCAGACTTCGTGTGCATCACCTGAAAATACTTGAGCGGCTCGTCTTTATTGAAGCCGTAAGACGAACTTGTAAGCGTGTAAAACGGATAACGCGTCTCTGAGATCCTCGGCACGATCAGCGTCGAGTCAAGAACGTACATTTCCAGCGGAATCTGCGTCGGTTCTTGCGCGTCTTTCCTCCAAAGTAACACGAAAGTCTCGCCGGCCAGCTCATGCCACATCGTGAACTGATACCAAAACTCGTATTGGCTTTGGAAGTTATTAGGATTCGCAAGAAGGTTAAGAACGCTTGCAGCTCGGCTCTTTTCGCGCTCAGGAACGCTCGGATCGGTCTGTGTGTCTACAAACGTGCCGTCAGCCTGCTTCGACATGATCTTGACGGGCAGTTGAGCAAGAGAACGTGCTTTTGCCCCCACGCAAGCCATCACAGTCGAGTTTCTAGCAAGTGTCGTTATATCGACAGTTCGACCTGCTTCGTTAACCGCAGAGGTCGTAACGTACAGTAATTGGTTGGATCCGTAGCCCTGCCCCTTACCGCGGAGCATGACGTTGTTGCCTAAAACAGTGTTGCCAAAGAGCGAATTCGACTCTTTTTTGTCTGTTTTACGCTTGAATACGTCGAATAAGCCCATTTTTACCCCTAAAAGACTCTGAATCCGTACGATTCAGACGGCATCGGGTTGTCCAGACTACAGTGCATCGCAATAATCAAGGCAATAATCCCGTCGACTTTAGCGTGACGGTCCACACCGGCTTTCTTGACTTTGATATTGCCTTGAACATCTGTGAACACTTCGCAATTCCCCAACTGATGCGATAAGAATGGGTTTCCGTCGTGTCTGATTTTGTGGCTTAGAATGAGTCGCTCGACATGCTTCGATGGGTTAGAAAGCACCGCCATTCCTTGACCGACTTTCTTAACTGGCATTCCGACTTCGTACAGCCTTGCTACTAGAGCCGCAGCATTATAAGCGTCGTAGCCTACTTCCTTTATGTCGTATTTCTGGCTTTGCCCAATAATATACGCCGAAATCTCGCGATCGTCCATCACGTTACCTTCCGTGATGTGCAAGATCCCCGAATTGATCGCTTGCCTGAAAATGTCTTGATAGTGAGTCGGCAATAATTCAAAGCCATCCTCGGGGAGAAAGAACTTCCATTCGGCTTCGTAATCGTCCTCGGCAAACCTTTTTAACGTGCAGACAGCGTTTAGATCTCGTGTCGCTGCTAGGTCAAATCCTATAAATACCGCTTCAGGTTCTCTTTCTGTCAGCCCTACGGATTCATCCCAGTGTGTCCTATCGACCCACGCGGTTTCGGCAGACACATAGACGTTAAGTGTTTTACAGAGAAACTCGTTGAGCGCAGCGGGCTTAATCTTCGCTTCTTCGCATCGCGCAACGATTGCATCGTGCGAAACCGAGATATTGTGCATCGGGTTAGCTTTAGCCCACGTCTTTTCGTCTCTCCAATCATCACCGGCATCCAGAGAGTAAAGAAGGCCAAACCATCGCGGGTTATCTGGAACATCCTGATGAAGGATGTGCTCCATCACCTGAAAATCCTCGAAAAACTTTGTGTCGCGGGTAAAAGAAGCGGTCGTAATGTATAGACGCAAAGGATTAAGCCGAGATACCATCCCTGAATGCAATACCTCAATCGCATTCCTGTCGACAATCTGACTCGCCTCGTCAATGATCGCGCACGAAGGGTTGAGCCCGTCTCCGGTCTTTTTAGTGTCTCTGGAGAGAGCTTTCATCATGCTCTGGCTGTCGCCGTTCTTCACAATCGTGAACTTGCCGAGAATGAAGAGCCTAGAGATCTCCTGCGGCAACGTTTCGACGAAGCCCTTAGCCGTAGTGAAAACAATTGAGGCTTGATCGCGGTTTGTAGCGAGCGTGTAGACCTCTGCGCCAGCTTCCCCGAAGGCTAGTTCATAAAGGGCGATAAGAGCCGTCAGCGTCGATTTACCAGCCTTTCTAGGGATGTAAACAATGACATCCTGCACCATCCGTTTACGGCGGTCTTTCTTGTGTCTAAAGCCGTAGATCGCGCAGGCAATAAGGATCTGGAAAGGCTCAAGGCTTACAGGATAGCCAGCCCACTGTCCTTTGACATGCCTGCATAGACCCGCAAACTGTAGAAAGTGATTAACCGGGCTAGGATCAAAAACCCATTCCCACTCTTTGTTTTCTATGTGATTAAGAAACCGCTGGCAGGCTAGGCGAACATTCCGGCAAGCGTCGATCTCGCCTTTTACGATGCCGACAGCGTAAGCAATACCATCTTCTATTCTCATGTGCCGAACTTAGGCCCCGCAAGGAATTCGCCCATCTTAGAGCCGTCCTCAAGTTTGTTTGCCGCCAATCGAGACCGCGGAGTAAGCCCCATTTCGTTCATCAGCTTGATGGAGTTCTCCATCGCTTTGTTTGCCAGACTGATGTAAGGATTGGGAGCGTGAGTCTTTCCGCCGTTAGTCTTAACAACTAAAGGATGCTTTGACTGCTCTTTCCTTGCGTCAATGTAGAGCTGTAGCTGGTCGGCAAGCATCATAAGCGTGTGCCTGTCCTGATCCGAGCCAATACCGTAGACATCGAACAGATAGTCGGCGGTCTCTTTTACAAATCTCTCGCGGTTAAATAAAGCCGGGTTGTCTGCCCATTCGGCAAACGGAACTCTAATCTTTACCTTCTCCGGCAATGGGATGCCCGTGTTCTCTCCCTTTGTGCCGTGTACTAAGTGAACTTCAGGTGGATATTTCCGCTGCATTTTCTAGCCTCGCTTTCTGTCCGGTGAATTCTTCCCATCGCTTGACGATGACATCGCAGTATTTTGGGTCTAGTTCCATCAGATATGCAACTCGACCA